CAGATGAATATTGGTTCACCTTTTGGTGAACAACATTTAAGGATTAAACATAACACAACTGAATTAGTAAAAATACAAACAGACGGCAAAGTTGGTATTGGTCTAACTTCCCCTGAAACGCAACTTGAAGTTTTAGGTAGTGTTTGGACTAAACGATCTACTGCGGATCAATGGGGAGAGCAATTTAGAGGAAGAAAAGATAGAGCTGGTTCAATAGTGCAAGACAATGACGATATATTGACCATCCTTGGACAAGGTTATGACGGTAGTGCTTATCGAGATGCTGCCAAAATTGAAATTGAAATTGACGGAACTCCAGGGTCACAAGACATGCCTGGACGTTTGGTATTTAGTACAACATCAGATGGAGCAAATTCATCAACCGAACGGATGCGGATTGACTCAACTGGTAAAATATTAATTGGAGGTATTACTGCACCATTCAGTACAACTGGTTATAGAAAATTTCAAATTGGTCAAGTAGATGGTGGTTGGATAAACCTTGCAAGAACTGGAGTACCTTCTGACGGTAATCATCTAGGAGCAATTCAAGGTTTTACAAAGAGTTCAGATGGAACTTATCACCCTACAGTAGCAATTGATTATTCAGCAGATGGTACTACATCTAACAGTAGTAAACCTTCAAGAATAGGGTTTTATACTACTTCAGCATCATCAACAACTAAAGCGGAACGATTACGTATTGGAAGTTCAGGTCAATTAGGAATTGGTGGAGCTACTTACGGAACAAGTGGACAAGTATTAACTTCAGGTGGAGCAAGTGCAGCTCCTACTTGGGCTGATGCTGGTGGTGGTGGATTTGCTTCTGTACAATATTTCACTAGTTCTGGAACATGGACTAAACCATCAGGAATTAAGATTATAAGAGTAACTGTTATAGGAGGAGGCGGAGGCGGAGGTAGAAGTAATTATTTTTATGATTATGGAGCAAATGGGGGAGGTGCAGGTGGTTTCTCTCAAAAAATTATTGATGTTACTTCTATTTCTTCAGAAACGGTAACCATTGGAGCAGGTGGATCAGGCGTAAGTTCTAATTCAACGGGAGGTGGTGGTGGATCAACAAGTTTTGGTAGTCATTGTTCAGCATCTGGAGGTTCTGGTGGGTCAGGTCAGATTAGTGGAACTTCTTCTTCAGGGACCACAACAGCAGGAGTAGGTTCTAATGGAAATATAAATTTAAGAGGTGGGTACGGAAGTGTAGGTACTAGAGGACAAAATAGAGCAGTCGCAGGAACTGGTGGTAATAGTGTAATGTGGGGTGCAGTTAATCCAGGAGGCTTAGCATCAGGTGGAGGTGCTATAGCAACTTATGGTTCAGGAGGAGGAGGAGCTGCAGGAGGTGGAAGCTCCGCTTCGGGAGGATCAGGTTTAGTAGTAGTAGAAGAATTTAAGTAGTAATATATAAGTACAGAATAATAAAAAAAATGAGAGCACATGTAGTTGAAAGTGGTGTAATTACAAACACTGTTGAGGTTAATGCACTTTCTGATCTTCCTAATTTAGTAGCTGCAAAAGCAGAAGAAAGTATAGGTTGGAATTATGACGGAACTAATTTTACTGATCCTAATGCATTATCTGCATCTGAGCTGACAGCTATAAATGCAGAGTCTACAAGATATGAAAGAGATTTTTATTTAAAAGAGTCAGATTGGACGCAAAATAGAGATGTTACTTTAAGCAATGATGCAGATTGGAAAACATATCGCCAAGCTTTAAGGGATGTACCAGCTCAATCTGGTTTTCCAGGTTCAGTTACGTGGCCTACTAAACCAAGTTAAGGCTCTATAGATTAGCCACTTTAGAATAGGAAAAATAATCAGTAGTTGTATAACTAAATGGCTTACATTGGAAGACAGCTGGCACGAGGAGAGAATAGGCTCTTCGACGATATATCTAGTAGCTTTAACGGAAGTACTACAACTTTCAATTTAACAATTTCGTCAGTTGCCACATCTACTGCTACACCTTATCAACTCTTTGTTAGTCTTGGCGGTGTAATGCAGAAGCCTAGTGTTGATTTTACAACTGCAGGTAATCAGATAACTTTCACAACTGCTCCAGCTGGAGGACTTTCTTGCTGGATTATGATGCAGGGCGACGCTACTGACTCAGCTACTGTATCTGATGGTGCTATCACACCTAGTAAAATTTCAGGTAGTGGGGATTTTGCATTCCCTGCTGACGTTCGTTTAAAAGATAGTGATGGCTCACATTATGTAGGTTTTCAAGCACCGGCAACTGTAGGTACTAATAAGGTATGGACTCTTCCTGCGGCTGACGGAAGTGCTTCAACATTTTTACAAACAAATGGTAGTGGTGTTTTAACTTGGTCAGCAGTAGGCGGTGCTTCAGGAATTGATTTTAACGACAATGTTAAGGCTCGTTTTGGAACTGGAAATGACCTAGAGATATTCCATAATTCTTCCAACAGTGTTATTAATGACGCTGGCACTGGAGACTTATTACTACAAGTAGGTGGTACAACACAAGCAACTATATCTTCTACAGGAGTTGTTATAGCTAATAATTTAACAGTCTCAGGCACAACAACGACTATTAATACTCAGACGTTAGATGTAGAGGATAAAAACGTAGTCATCGGAAAGGTTTCTAGCCCATCAGATACGACTGCTGACGGAGGAGGTTGGACTCTCAAAGGTGCAACCGACAAGACATTTAACTGGGTTAATGCTACTGATGCGTGGACTTCTTCTGAACATATACATTTATTAGACAATAAGAAACTATTTGTTGGCGGAGCGTCAGGAACGACTGATGGACTTGAAATTGTTCATAATGGCTCAAACAGTATTCTTAATGACTCAGGAACAGGCACTCTCCAACTACAGCTAGGTGGTTCAACTAAATTAGAGATACAGACAGGTGGAATAAATGTAACGGGTGCAATTAATGTTAATGGTGCTGCTTTATCTACTGCTCCAGAAATTGAAGCCACTGCCTCTGGTGCTATCAGTGCTAATGATGCAGTAATTATCAACTCTGATGGTACGGTTAGTAAACCAGCTACTATTGCTTCAGCGTTTGGTTCAAAACAAGAATTTACTGCTAACGAACCTAACTGGGTCGATTGTTGTTATGAGCCTGTTAACAATAAAGTTGTAGTTGTTTACACCGATAGCAATGATAGCAATAGAATTAAAGCTATTGCAGGAACAGTAGACGGATCTAATAAAACAGTAACTTGGGGAACAACTATCAACCTACATACTAATACTTCTTATGCCTGCAAGTACCCAAGAATTACGGCAACTAATGACGATGGATGGTGTGTAGCTGTTTGGTGGTCTTCTTATGACAGCAATAGACTTAAAGGAAATTCTATCCAAACTAGTTCTTCAGATAATAGTTTGACCTTACAGTCTAATAATCAAACTTATGGATTAGTTATTAATGAGTTAGCAAATGCTTATACCACTACTAAAACTTATGCTTTTGATATTGCATGGAATACAGGTAGTGGTGGCCGAGCCGGCGGTATGGTTGTACAAACTGATACAGGCTATACCGTTAAAGCTAAAGCTGTGAAAATATCTAGCGATGGAACCCTGCAAAGACCTGGTAATCAACTTAATCTCTGGACTGGTATGCAGCGTAAAAACGTTGGAATAGCATTCAATTCTGATAATAATAACTACTTAGTTGTTGCCGGTGAATATCAAGGTGATGGTGGTGGTGGTATCGACGATTGGGGTACTGTTGATGCACGAGTTATATATAGCAATACAAGTGATAATGTAACTGTTAATACTGCTGGTATATCTGTTAATGATGGACAGGTGGGAGATCCTGGTATTTTTGATGTATCTTATGCACCAATATATAAAAAGTTCCTTGTAGGTTATAGATGGGAAAATAATGCAAACAATGGCAAAGTATATGGTTTATTGGTTGATACTAATAGTGTTACAACCGATGGTGGAACTACTCAAACCATAGCTCGTGGTACAAGCATCTTAGTTGACGACATTATTAAAAATCAATCAAACTTTATGATGGGTGGTGATATTAGTTTTGACGAAGATAAGGACTGTTGGATACTTACTTGGAGAGGTGAAGCTGCACCTAATGCATATACGGGAGCAATAGGCATAGTTAAATATGATGGAACTTCATTATCTAAAGTAACGGCTGCTGTTTTTGATTCTGGAAACTGTCGCTACTTCTCTAATACTTACGACCCAGATACTAAAACATCTATAATAGCTTATCAAGATGGTACTCAAGATGGGCAAGTAATCGTTATGGTTCCTTCATATGACACATTAAAAACGAGAAATTTCATGGGGTTTGCACAAGCAGGGTATTCAAACGGTGCTACAGCTAAAATAAGTATAGTAGGTAATCAATCTACTCATTCTTCGTTAACACCTGCCTCAATTTATTATGTCCAAAAGGACGGCACTATAAGTACAACAGCAGATTCTCCAAGCGTAGAAGCTGGCATTGCTCTTTCTACCACTAAACTATTAATCAAAGGGTGAAACATTTATTACTTTCTAACCCTTCTCTCTACTTTCATCCTGATACGTGGGAGAAGCCTTTAATACCTCATGGTACTTATGAAGGGCTCCCACCTCAAGGACAGTTAATAGCTATTATTTTAGGCTTATTATTGTTCTTAGTAGGTTATGGAATCTACTTAACATTCGGTGCTGGTAAGGAAGATTTAAAAGATGCAATAGATGAACATGCAAAAATGCATGAATTAGGGATCGCACATGGTCATAATGGAAGAAAGCTTAAATAGTAAATGATCAACCTAAGAGAAAAAATCATCAAATCTCTCCTAGCCCATGCCAATGGAGAGATACAGTTACATCTTGCAAACGTTGAAATTTATTTGAATAATCCTGCAGGTATTGGAGAACATTCCGATGTTACTGGAGCAATACAGGAAGAGTTAGATAAGATAGCTAGATATGAAGATCAAATTTCTATTATCAACAAATATTTAAAACCTCAATTACATGCTGTTAAATGACAACTACTTAAATATCGACTATAAATAGTATATATGTCGATATTAAATAGTCGTGGCTTTAACCAAACAAGTTGAACAGTCATTAATTGATGCTCAAGATGCTTTAAGAAGTGCATTAGCTTTCTCAGCTAGAGCAGAGAAACCTTATGTCAGTAAGCATATAGCTGACATGATGTTACGTATAGAATCTTTAATGGAGGTCACAGACATCTTTGAAAAGATACTAGAAGATTAAGTATTAAACTGAATTGCTTATGAGAAATATTTTGAATGTGTATATATCCCAATAATAGCCCAAAAAGCCAGCATAGCAAAACGACCATTAGCCTTTTGCCAGATTAAAGAATTGGTAGACATTAGAAAACTCCTGGGATAATTTGACCTGTTGTGATGTATGCACCTAATAGTGCAACAAAACCAATCATTGCCCAGCGTCCGTTAATTTTTTCAGCTTCTTCTGGGTAACTAGTATAGTTTTCTACTAGTTGTGGTTTTGGTTCTTTAGCAAAAATATTTTGCTTACCGTATTCTGTAATGATATGGGAGGATGTCATTAAAAAATACCAGGGATAATGTTTCCAGTTGTCACATAAGCTCCTATAGCAGCAACTATACCAATCATGGCGAGACGACCGTTAGTTAATTCTGCATTTTCAGAGAGTTGCTGATTGACAGCAGTTTCTTTAGTAGTCATAAGTATGAAAAAGGTATGAAGAAACCCCACCGAAGTGAGGTCTGTCTCTTCATATTTTATACATATTTACACTTTGTAACCGAACTTAACACTACTTTACAAAAGCTAATACAAATGATTAGCAATTGTAATAACGTAGATCAGAACTTGTATTTAGCTCCAATTTTTGTTCCATAAAGGTTGTCATCTTCTTGTGACAATAGTGAAAATTCACCATAAACACCAAGTTTTTCAGTTGCAGAAATGTCACCACCAATCTTTCCA